ACTTCTTCTACTGTATGGCCTCTACCATGTGTTGTCTTTACTCCAAGGTTTCCTATGGAGATTGTAAATGAATCAGTTTCCATCAATATTTCTCTGGTTCTGGTGGACCAATGTCTTGTCTTCCTGAAATTCCTGAAGGCTTCTCTTCCTTAACAATATCGGAAAATTTTCCAACAACTAATTCACCTTTGTTTAAATATACTACAGGAGGATTATCAAGTCTATGATAGCCATAGAGCTTTTCCTTTAAAGGAATATTGGTATCTAACATTGGGGAGTGACCGGCAATAGACACATCCATCCCTGCTTCCATACATTTAGATAACCAAAACTCGCAGCATCCTCTCCCCGACTCACCAAAATAAACGTTCGATTTATAAGCAAAGTCTGCTCCAAAAAGACTGAGCTTCCCTACTTTTTTCCATAAAGCAAATGCAATAGCATAAGCAATCGTGTTGTTTAAATAGGCACATCCCAAGTCTTTAACAACTTCCTCCAGGGGAAATAATTCGATAGCCGGAACTCGATTATCTAGTTCACAAGAATAGACAGGAATTTCTAGTTTTGGTAAAATTCTTCTCATCACTTGAGTTTGTGGCCCCGCATCAAAGGTGTCAAAAAACCGAGAAACAGGGTCCATTATAAACACACGATCACACTTAGTAACTGCACACATGGAATTAATGCCCCAAACTTCATCGTACTCCTGACTGTGGCTAATAGACATGTGAAAATCCAGTTGACTTTGCCCCATAGCAACCAGTGCAATGTGTTTATTCTCAAGCATTTATTATTGTTGTTGAGGATTAACAAAAACCCTTGGTCTATCAAAACGGTTTTCGTCTCTTGTGGCTCTTCCTTCCATTAATGTGGTTGTTCTAACTAGGTTTTCCTGAAAACGTTGCTCAAACATATTAGTCTCAGTAAGCTCCTGCTTCATAAAAATACTGGCCTCTACTAAAGAACCGTATAGCAATAAATCCGGGGTATTGTCTGAAATCCAAGTCGTACCACTGTCCCCTGCTGCGGTTAATGAGGCGGGTTGATACAGATAATGTAGCTCAAAAGTTAGGTTAGCGTTCGGTGTTGGCGCTAAAATAAAGGTGTCATCATCAAACTGACCATAGTATTTAGGTACCCCGGTTGTTGCAGCAGCTCGTATGTAATTGCGCATAAAACTAGGGTGCTTTAATAATAAATAAGTGTACTCACTATCACTGTTTAAAACAGCTAAACTTAAAGGAGCCACGAAATCTGTGGGTGATGAAAGGTAGGGGTTCCCGGATGCAGCGGTTCCAGTAACGTTTTTACGAAACACATTAAGTTCAATTGTATTAAATATACGGTTCTCCGCCTGTTTAATAAAGGTGTCAAGCGTATTGGTAAACGTGGTCTCAGAATTATCCATATAATTCTGAATCGCTGTTTTCATTCCACTATAGGTAAAACTCATGTTGTCGGCCCTGCGGTTACTGTAGAACCACCACCAGTAATATCACCGGTAGTAGCGGTTCCTGTTGAAGTAAATTTATATTCGTTGCTATCCACAACCGTTATTGTATACCCATCAGAGCTTTCAAGCACAGTTGTTGTTATTCCATCAAAAGCCTCGGTACTACGAAAACGAACGGTATCCCCTGTGGTTCTAACATGTTTAAACTCGGTTACACGAATCACTGCATTTGCTCCAGAGGCTTCAGCTCTAAAAGGGTTTAATGGTAAAAGCGCTTGTGCCGGACCTACTGAAACAAAGGGTCCTGCACCCCTTGCCCCACTTGTGCCGGTTCCAGAAACAGCAGAGAAGGTATAGGTGTCGTCATCTACTTTTGTAATTGAATAAGCATCTGGATCAGTCAATGTTGCAACAGTAAACCCATCGAACACTTCTGCTCCTCTAAAGCGTACTTTATCCCCGGTGCTTCGACCATGATCGTCTTCAAAAACTTTAATAACCGCACTCCCCGCTGTTGAAAGAAAGGGGTTGTTGGTCAACAAAGCCTCTGCAACGGGTTCTGTTCTAGCGGGACGGGGGTTGCGCAGAGCTACTGGGTCCGCTGCAAAATGAGGCGGGTTTAATTGAGGTTGTTTTGGACTCCATTGATCGGGCCCAACTAATAAGCCGTCCCAGGTCATTTTCATGTCCCTTAAACGGTAACGGAACCCCGATATATCACATATACCCCATGCTTTTTTCCCCGCTGCAAAAGCCATTAGATGATGGTCCTAGAAGGTAAAAAACGAGAGCTTACCGTGTCAATATTTTCAGAAGCGGCTCGTTGCCATTCCTCGTCATATATTTGTTTGAGCATCTGCACGCGGTCTGGAACCCTTTTAATAGCTATATAATAAGCCAGTCCTGCTGCCATCGCGGGGAGAAATTCAAACGTTATTTCTAAAGTATTGGTATAAATGCCTGCGTCCTGTATACGCGTCAGCGCGTAATAACGAAAAACGTCCGTAGAGTTTTCCGGCGCCGGATACAAATACAGTTTCGGAGTTATGCTTTTTTCCACATAAAACTGCGTTGATCTTGATTTAGTGCTTTTGTTCGGAAGGTAATGATAATCACTCCTACTGATCCTGTTTACCTGATAATCAGTAGTGGTGCTTCCAGAAGTACGACGAATGACCGCAGACAAAACATTAACTAGGTCTGTGTCAAGATCGTAACTGGTGGTGCCTTCGGTCAACGCTTCTGTTCTTTCAACAATAAGCCAGAGATTTAAGCCTCGGTTTGCCCATTCAGCAAACATAAGATTAAGGGACCGCCTAGCTGTTTCCAGATCGTAGCCGGTCCTTAATTCTAGTCCACAACGTTCAAACGATTCTTCGATCAACTCGTCGACGTTTAGATCGAACGTAGTTGTCCCTGACGTGGCCATTAGTTGTTAGGCGCTTCGTAATATTTCAAAAACTCACACCAAACCGTGTATTCATTTCCTGCATCAGAGGTCGATGGAACAACAAACAAAACATCGCCAGTATAGCCAGACGCTTCCGTATTCACTAAACCTCCTATGGAGCTAAAGTCAAACGTGTTGTCATAAGCCAGGGTCAAAAAAGTAACGTCCGTTGTTGCGTCCCAATCAAGTGATGCTGGTGCATCAGGGGCGCCGCTCACGGTGTACCATATTTTATTTAAAGCCACATGCGTGCATGTTTCTTTATTCGCCGACTGGTTCAAAGCTGAAACGTCGACTAAAGTGGTACTACTGGCACTTCCATCTGAATAAACAGAACAATATGTGACTAATTTCTTGCCATAATCATATTGAATAGTGGGTCCTGTGACTGTATTAGCCATAATCTACCCCCTATTAAGCGTCAGCAAATGGTGTTACTAAAGTTCCTGAACCAAGTAGCTGTGCTGCAACATGGTATTTAGCGCTTGCTATTGCGGTAATCACCACAATACTTCCTGCTAAACCGCCTTTAGTTGTGCCGTTTTGTGTAAAAGTGTCATTAGAAGCACCGGAAATAAAGGTCTTCCCTGCTGCACTGTCATCAATACCGGTATAAGCACCACCGACATATTTGTCAGTGCCATCGGTTGTGATGTCCATGTCTGTTGCCGCTGTAACAACTACGAAAGTGAACTGAGCACCTAAGTTACATAATTGATTTGGGTCGCCTTTGTCTGTAGGTTCTGTAACAACGATGCTGGGAAGTGTAAACACTCCGTCTGCATCATTACACAATAATATCCTACCGGCATGAGACGCCACTGTGATAGTCGTGTTAGCTGTTAAACTAACAACCGAGCTATAGCCCGCATTTATAAGACCTGCTAAAGACCTTATAGGGCCTGAAAAGGTTGATTTTGCCATAATTTCCTCCATTGGAAATAAGTCCTACCGTCTTGGCTTGTCTGCTAGGTCAGTCTGTAGGACAAGTTTACCCTAGATACAAGAACTATATTACTTGGAAAAAATACAAAAAGAAAGAAAAAAGGGGCCGAAGCCCCCTTCTCTGTAATACTGAGTAAGAAAGTGTATTACAACTTCCAATTTAGCTTATTGCTTATGCTCCGGGGCTGCCAAAGACTGCTCGGGGGTCAGACCACCCAAACGAATATCTTTCGCGAGCCTTGTATCGTACATTACCAGTATCAAAATCCGCTTCCATTGAAGTCTTGATTGGTGAACGGTTAAACATTTTGAACCCGTTCGGACAATCAGTCTTAATGAACCACGCATCTGTATCAGTAAGATAATGATTTACGGTATAGCCTTCTGGGACCATGCCCATGTTGCGTATAGCGTTAATATCATTATCAGAAGTACCCACACGTCCTTGTGATTCCATCAAACGATCAGCGGTGAATTGAAGCTCTTTAGGAAGAATTAGTCTCATTCCTTGGAGAGCAACTTTTAGTCCCCGCTCATCAGTAAAGGCCGCAATGTCGATTAGTGCTTGTTCTAATGAAGTCTCATTAAGGTCAGCAGACGTTGAAAGCTCATTACGCAAATTAGCGCCACCCACAGTTGGATGGTCTGTTGCGCAAAGTTCTTTCGTGTCGCCGCCTGGATAACTTGAATTGAACGCTCTATTCAGGACAGAGGCTGCTTTTACTTGCTTGGTGTTACTCATACTTCTAGCAAGCGCACGAGTGTATCTTGCTGACAATTTGTCATAAAGATTATCCTCGATAGCTTCTTCAGTAATTGAAAACGCCAATGCAATCGTTTCATGGGTGTACCTAGACGTAAAGGCTTCTTGTGCTTGATCAAATGCAACTCCGGCTCCTTCTGATTTAACAGGTGCTGTATCGAAACCAGTGAGCATAACCTCTTCTTCAAAAGCTCGGTCACTAGACTCAGTATCATAAATTGCTTCATGTTCTTGGTCATAGCGACTGTACTCTAGTCCAAAGAGAGCATTCAAGCCAGGTAGCAATTCTTTTACGAGTTGCGCTCTACTTATAGCCATTATTTACTCCTTATGTTCCAGCTACAGGACCTCTGTAAGCGTGCTCATTGATTATTACAACCAAATTTGCATTATTCGCTGTGAGATCCCCGTTAATATCATCTTGAACCGCACCCATAATCTTGAGCTGAAGCCCTTGAGTGGTGTTTATTGTGCTTGAATCAAGCTCCCGAGTGCTTACGCCCGTTGTTGTACTACCGCCAATACCGTCTGTGTCTGCATTTCTGCCTACACAAGTTACTGCTGAGGCACCATCTGCTTGTATTACAAACATTTGGTTAGGGTCGTCATAGATATATGCTTCTATGGCGCCACTTCCGAGTGCAGTCGTATCCGCTGGGTAATAATTCTTAAAGGTCGGGGTGCCGTCAGATGCAACATAGTAGCAATGTGAAAATACGCCAACAAGGTTAGCAGAACTAGCTGCTGCCCTATTGATATAACCACCTGCGAATATAACTAAATCACCTTGAAAGATGTTTGTGTCGTATCCAGAGGGAGAAATGTTGTATTTGTTTGCTTCTTGTACAGCCGAACCAACATTAAGACCTTTGTACGGACGAAGCCCGAAGGCTTTATCTACGTTAGCCATTTATTTAGTCTCCTAAATAACGATGAATTATTAATATTACCGATAAAAGATTAGTTGTCGTCAACTGCTCTCTTACCGCCCAAAGTTACACGAGTTTGTCGATTTGGTTTTGAAACCGACATGGAGGGGTGCGAGCCGTCTCTAAAGTAGTCGTTATCAACAGCGTCCATTTGTCCTTCAGTTCTTGAATCAAAATGGTGTTGCCGTTCTTTTACGGTTTCTTCAGGTATACGAGCTAATATCAGCCCTCCTACCCCAATACATCCTGCGTGTTTGCCGTCTTCAATGGTGGGAGCTTCAAAGTCCGGATATTCGTCTGCTCTCACAGGTTCGTATCCTTCACGGAGTCTTGCTGACATGTTTTTTGTGTCGGCTTGTCCGCGGACCTCTGTTCTTACCCATCTATGTCGATAGCCTTCAGGGGCTGGGGGTGCATCCAATGCGGATGGTGGAGACCAAGGTCTACGTCGAGATTGTTTTTCTCGGGTATCGGTCCCGCGTGAAGCTCGAGTTGTTTCTTTTACGTCTGTTGTGGTTTTATCCATTTTTTACTCCTTCACGTATTTTGCGTACTCTTCTAGTGGCACACCTAATTTTTTGGCGATTGCAACCTGTGATGGTGTGAGTCTCACAGTGTTCTTACCGCGCCCTTTTTTCGCGCTGCGCGTTGCAGATGCGACCGTTTGGGCGGGACGGTTGTCTTGTAAAGTAGCGTCTCCATTAAACTTATGTGGAAACTCCTCCCTTATTCGTTTGTCTATCTCATCATAATACGCGTCTTCCGATCCGTCAAACCCTTCTTCTTCGGTTAATGTTCGATGCAATACAAAACTGGTCATGGTCATAGCGGCATCTTTTCCGAACCAATCATTTTTTACTGCCCAGGCTTCTGCCTTTGGATCAGGCGGCGCGGGAGCCGCTTCCGGAGGAGCTGTTTTTGTTGCTGCGGTTCTTGCAGCCTGTTCTGCTACATTAACCTGTAGTTTCCTTCTATCGTTCAAGGACTTAAGGTTTTGGGCCTCCACTGCTAATCGAGCCAGTTTTTGTTGAGCGTCTACCTGCTTATCCACTTCATCGTTTTCGGTAGCCTGTCTTAATTGTTGTTTAGCGGCTTCTGTTTCTGTGGTGATCCTGTTGGCAAACTCCACAATATAATTTCCGTCAAGTGTGGAATTTCTTGTTTTTAGTTTTGTGTTCTCTGTTTTTACGTTTTGTGCATATTCTGTAGCGGCTTTCTCTCTTCGTTCAGCCTCTCTTAGTTTCCCGGTTAATTTGTTAATCCGGGTTTTAACGCTTTTACTGTAGCTTTCAAGCTCATCGGGTTTTTCTTGCTCTGCCTCTATGACCTTTACTTGGGGTGTTTGTTCTTCTTCCTTAACCGTTTCTTGTTCGACTTCGGTTATTATGGCTCCTTCTTGGGGCAGTTCGACGTCGACGGCAGGGCCGGAAACATCCAGGTCCACCATTTTTTCTTCGTCTGTTTTAGTTAGTTCTTGTGCTGGCATGATTTAATCCTCATGTTAATAATTATGCAGAATTGCTTCTGGGTCGGTTACTTTCGCAATGATTTCGTCATCGTTCAATATTTTGACTTCTCCGCCTTCTATTTCAAAGCGAGAGCCGGCATATCGTCCGAACAAAACCCAATCCCCGGCTTCACACCAAGGACCTGTTGGAAATTTGTTTTCGTCTTGATAAGCGAGTTCACCTGTTTTTAACACATAACCGAGGACCGTGGCTATTTGTTGCCGTTCCACGGTTTTCTCTGTTAAGTATATGCCTCCCTCTGTGCGGGCTTGGCCGCGGTAGGGAAGAATAAGGATACGCCAACCGGTGGGTTCAGGAAGCTGGCTTAATAGATCAGAAGACAGCTTTTCCGGATTAAGTTTTTCCTCATCCGTCTTCTTGTTGCCAACTTTTTCATAGGCTTTTTGTAAAGGGGCCTTATTGGCCTCTTCCTGCGCCCACTTTTGTTCAAGGGCGGAATTTGCGTCACTCACAGGTTTAGTCTCCTTGTTTATCTAGTAACGTGTTTATCTCGGTCTTCACATAAGCCAAGGCTTCTGTTTGTCCGGTCAAGTGTCGATAATGCTCCCAGTTCTTAACTTCACCGTTAAGCATCATCATTTTTACTCGTTCTTGTTTCTCTTCAACTATTTTTAATAGTTTATAAGCAAAATCTACCGTGTCAATAGTTTCTCTCCTTTATCCACTATATGTGTTGAAAAAATCGGGATATATTGGGCCCTTTTCTTCTTTTCTTAGTGGGTCCTTGTGCGGGGGCAAAGGAAAGGGTTCTGGAACAGGATCAAAGTATCTTGGGTCTATTCCGGAAGGGTATAGACCGGATTGAGCTGTTATTGGAATATCGTAGTTATAAGCTGAAGCGTCCCCTAAATCTAGTCCGCTTATTCCAGATTGAGCTGCTCCCGTTGACACGCCTCCGCTAAAAGGGGTTGTCCCTCCAAACTGTTCAGGGCCCATCATATCGTAAGGGCTCACCGATCCGTATGGGCTTGTATAATCCGTATAGGGCGTATAACTGGTTGGAATCGTGTAATTAGGTGCTGGCACTGGTTCAGTAGGTGTTGTCTCGCCACCGCCTGTTTCGCCACCGCCACCGGTCGCTTGCAGAGCTGCGGCTATTGCAGAGCTAATTGCTCCGCCTTCACCTAAAGCAGCGTCCAATGCCGCTTGTACTGAAGAATCCACGCCTTCTTGTCCTAAGTATCCTGACTCTGCCATCAAAGCATTGATCTGATCTGCTGTCATATAACCTGAATCCAATAGTGCTTGAATATCTTCCATAGACAAACCTTCTCCGGTTTGTCCTGTTTGAGAGGCTGCGATTGCATCCGTGATCATTTGTTGAATAGTGGCTGGGTCTACGGCCCCCTCTGTAGCCGCCACTATCATGTCTTGTATTTGTTCTGGTGTTAAGCCGTCAGCGATGCCTTGGGCAATCATTTCTTGTATTTCGGCTTCGGTCAATCCGCCCAGGGACGCAAGAGTGGCTTGTGCATCAGCGATCATTTGTTGAATAGTAGCTGAGTCTACGACTCCGCCTGTAGCGTCAGCAACCATCTGTTGTATTTGTTCTGGAGTTAAGCCGTCTTTGAGGGCTTGAGTAATCATTTCTCTTATTTCGGCTTCGGTCAATCCACCCAGGGACGCAAGAGTGGCCTGTGCCTCTGTGATCAGAGCTTGTATTTGTTCTGAGGTTAGGGTTCCGCCTGTAGCGTTAGCAATCATTTCTTGTATTTGTTCCGGTGTCAAACCATCTTTAATGGCTTGTTGAATCATGTCTCTTATTTCGGTTTCGGTCAATCCGCCTAGCTCTCCAAGACTGGCTTGAGAATCAGCGATCATTTGTGCAATAACGGCTGGGTCCATACCACCGGCATATTGTTCGATCATAGTCTGTATTTCTGCTGGAGTTAAGCCGTTAGCAAGCCCGGCATCAATCATGTCTTGTATTTGCTCTGTGGTGAGTATGCTTTTTTGTGTTTCCTCTTGAGCGGCAGCGACCGCTTGCTCAATTGCAGAATTTATATCGGCATCGCTCATACTGTCGCCCATGACAGTTTTAATCATGTCTCTAATCTGATCCTCGGTCATGCCTTGAAGCTGCGCGTTAGCAATCATTTGTTGGAGCACGTCTTCAGTAACATATTGAGATATGTCATAATCCTTTGTGAAGCTTGTCTTGAAGTCGTCGCCCCATAGTTTCATGGCGTCGCCTATTTGATCATCTATGTTAAAATCTTGCAAAGCCGCTAGAATAGATGCGTCTACATCCCCTAGTTGAGCATAATCACCTAAACCAAGGTTCCCCAAAGCTGTTTCAATAGCTGTATCTACATCCTCTTTTTGAGTATAGCCGCCCATAAGTGATTGAAGATAAGGAGATTCTCCCATTTGTTGAAGAATAGGGTCTAAGTATTCTTGTTTTAACGTGCCATCTGGGTTGAACCATTCTGTTTCCGTTGGAGTAGTTGCAGGTAAGTTTGGGTCTGTCTGCGGGTTATCCGGTCTGTCTGGTTCCGCAGGTGTTTTATTATGCGACAGTACAGGTACAGGGTTTTCTTCGGTGCCGCCTCGTAGCATATAGGTTTCCGCTTTATCAACTGAGAGACTGATAACAGGACCGTCGGGAAAAGACTTTTTGCTATCAACAACTAGCTCACCAATTACATCCCCTTTTTCTAAATCTATTACTTTTACAAAACCTTTGTCTTTTACAAAATAAGGGTGGCTATAGGAGGAAACAATACTGTCGCCCTCTTCAAAAAAGACCTCACATCTTGGAGAACCTTCAACTCTCTCTACTCGCGTTACTTTTTGGGTGTCTTCTGAAGTTGCTACTTCGTCACCTACTTTAAGGTCTCCGGCTAGTATCCAATCATTATTTGCCAACTGTATGTGTTCTTCGGGTCGAGCACATTGTTCCCACTCTTGTAGGAACTTCCACATAGAATAGTCCTCAAAACCAGGGTCCCCTAGCTGTGGTGGGTTTGCCAACCACGCATTTATTTGTTCAGTTGTAAACTGTTCTGTTCCGGCGTATGGAGGTTTCTCTGGCATTATTTTCCTTTAGGTTGGTTCATTTTTTCACGGGAGATAGAGGCTCTGAGCGCTGCGATGTCTTCTTGGCTTCGCATCTTCTCTTCGTCGGTTTCTTCCCGTACCTCCATTTTTTCTCGCTCAAGGGCTAATTTGTCTTCAGCAATACGTTTATCGTCTTCGTTCTCTTGTGATCTTATCATAAGTTCCTGTTGTTTCAATTCCAAAACACCTTCGTTATCTTGAGGAAGGTTCATTACTTCATTGATCCTTGGCATAAGTTCTTCCAATAGATCCGCTTCCACCTGGGACTTCAATTGTTCCCTAAGAGGGTTAGGCGGCATAGGTTGTGGTGGCATGCCGCCTTGTTGAGCCATCATTTGCTGTTGCTGCATCATTTGCTGTTCTTGCATTAGCTGTTGTTGTAATTGCGGGTCCTGCTCTGCTAACTGTTGTACTTGTTGTTCCGCTATCTCCTCTGCTTTAAAAGCAACGTGTTGAAAAATGTCGGTTAGTAAAGAGGTGGCTACAGGAGGGTTCATAGACGCCATTGGATTTTCTAAAAACGTAATGTGCGATTCAATGTGCGCATCGTGATCCTGTTCCGGAAACGCCTGCAAAGGAGAGCCCATCAAAGCCGCCGCATTCTCCAACGCCGGACTTGTCGGTTGTGGGGGCGGTGGATCCGGTAAGAGTAGCGTTTCAATGTTCTGTGAACCAAGGGCCGTGTACATTCGACGATAGGCTTCTTTAATATTGTGTATGTCTGGATTGCTTTGCACCAGTTGCAGTTCTTGTTGCGCGAGCGAAATTCGTTGGGCAAAAGAGAAAAAGTTTGGATCAGAGACCGGAATAACATCAACGCGACCATCAAAGTCTTGTTGCTTGATCATTTGGTCTCCACCAACTACTTGATAAGGATACTCTGGTGGAAGGAACTCTGAGAACACTCTGGCTAATATTCTAAATTCTGTTTTTTGCGCATAGTGCAGTCGTTTGTGGACCGCGGACATGACCTTGGTCCCCTGTTCCATAAGCGCTAAGGTGGTACCGACTGCCGCTTGATCGTTGCCCTCACCCACTTGCATGTCGGTGATAGCAGCGAAGCGTTGTCCGGCTTCAACACAAAAACCCATTAATTGAAATAAAGTGCCGCTTGGTTCTTTATAAGGTAGCGGCATCAAGGAATCTTTCAGGGCGCCTCCTGGTGCGTCTACGTCTCTAAATTCTCCGGGTTCTAAAGGCGTTTCGTCGTCTCTTATTCTTATGCCCCGAGCTTTAAAACCGGCGGGGAGATTGGACAGAGTTCCTGCGTCTATGAGTTGTCTGAGGGCCGCTGTTGCGGTTCTGGAGAGTCCCCCGATCATGTGAATTAAACCAAAGCCGTAGAAACCCAGTCCTGGGAGAAATTTGTAGTGTACAAAATAGGTTATTTTGTGTCTAAGTGGATCGTCTTCATAATAGTTACGTCGAATGGATAAAACCTGACTTGAGGTTCTATCAATAGTGATAATAAACGGCAGATGTAACCCATCAGGGTCTTCAAAGCCCACCAGTTCCATGGCCACATGAAACTCCAGAAGTTCATACATCATGTCGTTGCCCGAACCGCTAATGCCTTCCAGCTCTTCTACTTTGTCTTGGGTAGTGGTTTGAGTGGTGGTGTAGGTCGGGGTAATTTCAATGTCTCTATAAAATCCGGACAACTGTTGAGTGCGGATTTCGTTGTAGGTCATCTTTACAATATGCGTGATTCTTGTGCAGGTTTCCAGATCGCTGGCCGCGTACGGCACCACTAAATCTTCGACCGGAACAAAACGGCTCACGGCCCGTTGAAGGTTGGTGTCATAATAAACTTTCTTAAACGCTGATCCGGCAAGCGGTAAATAGAACAACAATTGATCCATTTCCGGTGTGTATTCTTCCATCACACAAGTAATCTCGTAGTTCATAAACTCCCGCACACGATCAGCTTGCGCTTCCACTTCAGGGGTCGCCAGACCGAGGACCTCGGTTTTTACCGGGCCTTGAGCGGGTAACAGTTCTTTAAAGGCTTGGGCTTGAAATTGAGTAACGGATTCGGCTAATAATGGGTGGGTTACACCACTTGCACCAGGGAACGGTCGATCACGGTCTTCGTATTTAAACCCGAGAAGATCCAGTCCTTTAACATAAGCGTCTTCCCATTCGTCCCGACTCATGCGGTCTTCTTCGAAATCACCGAGCAACTGAGCAGCGACTGCTCCAAGTTCGGATTCATCCATGTAATCAGCTAGGTTGGCGTCAAAAGGAATGGTGTCCTCGACGTTCATTTCATCGGGCATGTAATCAAGAACGGCACTGCCGTCTTGAGCAAAATTAACCTCTACATCGCCGTTTTCCGGGACGGGGGCGTCAATTTCAACCTCTTGTCCCGCTTCAATATCCAAATCAATCAGGTCTGTGACCCGATCAATGTTGGTTGGTTTGTTCATTTCTTCGAATGCCATTTCAGCTCCATTGTTCTAGGGCATAGTCTACACTATTTTGCACACTTCCACCTTTTAGATGCCTTGTTATGTCCTTATAATCGCCTTTTTTTAGTACAATGTCCTCGTATATTTTGAGTGGATCAGAACTTACCGCGAACTCTACTTCAGACTTAATTTGGTCAAGCAAAAGTTTTTCAGTTTTTTTATTGGTTTTGTCTGTCAAAAGAACCGTTTGTTTGTGAAATTCGGCTTCCCCAATTTCCCCAGCCATGAATCTTTCGTCAACGCTTCTTTTGGCCTCCTTTAATTCTTTTTGTAGTGTTCTATATTCGGGATTATTGATAAACCGTTCCGCTAACGCCTCTCTTTTTTGCGGGGTCAATATCTCAGGGTAGTCTTCAAATAAAGCCTTATTTAATTTGTCAGACGGTTGGAAAGCTGCCGATTGTTTTTTACGCTTGTCCTTCCAATACTTAAGTGCACGATTGTACTCGGCTGCCTCGTCTTTAACTATATCTAAGTTGTTCCATTTCTTTCCCACTTTCTCTCTCGCGGCAATTTGTCTTTTATACATTTCTGACGCCTTTTTTAAAGCCTCTTCGTTCGTCATCCCGTCGGGTTTTGTAACAAACATCTTGTCGTTTTCGGTAAACTCCTCTATACCCATGTCGGCATACTCTTTTTTAATTTTTGCTGCCTCTTTATCCGCTTCGACCGCCATTTTTTTGTTCCTTTTTTCCGTCCGCTTCAGGAGCTGCTCTGGGTCTATTTCTGAGGCGCGTTTTTTTCGTATTGTTCCACTTTTGGTATAATCAGGGCCTCCTGGTGTTGCATCAAGGGTGGTTTTTAAGTTGGGGTCACTGCTTTCCATCCGCTTCAGAATCTCGTCGACTTTATCAACGCGTTGATCTGTCAATAGGGGCACCGGTTTATCAACGGTTTTTTCGCTGAACGCTTTTTGCGTCTTCATAACCGCTTGATCGGCCTCGTCCATGTTTTTGCCGATGTTTTTAAGCGCATCGCGCACAAAAGCATATCCTTTGGGAGCCGCTTTCCTAATTACGTTCAGCAAGAAAGCACCGTCCACGCCTACTGTGGTCCAAAAAGCGACTTGTCTTGCGATTTCTGATCTTTCGGTTTTTTCGTAGCCTAGGTTTTCAAGAAGGTTCTCTACGGACTCGTCGTAGGTGCCGGAACGACCAGCAATTATGTTTCGTGCTTTTTCTTGGGATTTTCGTGCTTTTTCTTTACTTCGCTTATCGCCTAATGCGCCTTTAGAACGTAAGTCTAGTCGCGAAAGATAGTCCACCGTTTGCCGGTCGGTATGGCGCTCAAGTCGGTCTCTTTGTTGTAATAACGAAGCCATTGTCGCCTGACCCGCGGCTTCCCTTGCTAACCAAGGGACACCGGCTAAAAAATCAATAACACCTAGCCCTTCCGCAACACCTACTGCGCCTCCAACTGCTGTATCGCGCAGGGCTTCGCGCATGGCTTTTTCTTCCTCACGGGTTTTAGCGACCGGAAGGGAAAACTCGGCTCCTAACATAGTGCCTTCCGTCTAATATATGCCAGTGAAATTGGTGCCTCTTTCAGCCGCTCCGCCGCCTCTGGATTTACCTTTTCCAGCGCCGGGCTGAGGCCCTTTGGTGGTTTTCATTTTCTTGGTTTTTGCAT